CACTACGCAAACATGAAACTTGCCGAAGCACTGACGAAAGACGTTTACAGTGGCGCAACCTTTGAAAACGGCTTCCTGAAACGCGCCTATGGCGTAGAGATCATTCCTTCCTGGCAGATGCACAACGTATCCGCCAAACGCATGGCCAACGCCGCTGGTGTGATTGATGCTGACACCGATGCCAACAACACCAAAGGCGCAATCCTTTGTGTACGCTGGGATCAGTGGAAGCTCGCTTACAAACGCCGCATGACGATGGAAGTGACCCGCATCGCCAACGCTGACTCTTGGGAGATCGTAGCTCTTGCACGTTGGGGCTTGGCTTACCGAGACACAGAAGCAAGCGCGATCTCTTATAACATCACAGTTTAATTTTATGCTGGAAGCGGGGGGCTTACCCGCCCCCCGTCTAGGCAAAGGAGTAACATAATGGGTAATTTATACACACTCAAGAAAGGCGTAGCCACTATTAGCGATATGAAAGATGGCCTCAGTGGTACGTTTGGAATAGGTGACGGGCAAGTGTTCTATGTCGACCCTGGCAATGGAACGGCAGGGGCATCTGGCTCAAGTCCCACTGACGCATTTTCAACGATGCAAGCAGGAGTTGATGCCTGCGTATCAGGGCGAGGCGATGTTATTATGCGATTGCCTGGTGGCGAAGAAGTGTCTACGCCAGTCCTGTTCAATAAAAACGGGATTTACGTCAAAGCTGTAACCTATGGCGTGAGTCCTTTTGCTAGTGGAGAGTTATTTTCCACTTATGGAGCGGTTGCACTAACAGACGAACCCGCTGCGATTGTTTCTGCTAGATGCACTTTAGACGGTCTGGGTTTTGTCAGTTACGATGCAGGCGCAACGTTTACTGATGGGGCAGCTCTGAGAATCGGCGTTGAGGGGTTGGCTGGCCCATTTGGAACGCACATTACAAATTGCCGCTTCCCGAAGTGGGGCGTTGCAAATCGAATCGGCATCTCTGTTGAAGGAACATCCGATACACTGATCGATCATTGCAGCTTTGAAGGCGTTGGCTCTGCGTTAGCTATTGGCATTTATGCCAAAGGCGCGTGCGAGAACTTGACAATCACAGACAACCATTTCCGCCAAGTTACTTTCGCTGTAAGTTTCGGTGATTTTGCTGGCGGTGGCCCTCACCTGCTTTTGGCAAGAAATGTGACAGAGGACGGCAAATTGCTAACCGCAACGACTGCTGCCACTGGTATGGTTTACGACAACTGGTGCGAAGGTGCAACGGATACTGGAAGCTATGGGGACACTGTTGACAACTACAACACCCTTGGCTTAGTCTTTTCTGGTCAGCACTACGCAGAGTAATAAATAAAAGGGCGGGTGAAATTCCCGCCCACATTTGGAGTAATAGTATGTATATCAAATTTAATCAAAAGTACGATGGTCACAAAGTTGGTGACGTGGCTGATCTGAGCGTTGGTTTTGCTGAATCTCTTATTGAGAAGAAGCGAGCGCTCGCCACAGAAGACCCTGTGACCGATCTAGAAAAACCCAAGAAACCCAAGAAATAAGGGAGCTGCTATGAAAGATATTGTATTAGAAATCACTACAAGCGGAGCAGGAGCGGCAACGGTAAACGCTAACGCGGCTGTAGTTGGCAAATTGTACGCAATCAAGTACATGCCTGGAACGATAGCCACAGGCGCAACCATTACTGTCACCTGTCAGGACGGCGCATCTAAACCGCTCTTGACTAAAGCAAACGCAGGAACAGCGGATAGCTGGTATTACCCGCGTGACCTTGTTCACGCAGTAGCGGACGGAGCCGCGCTAACCGGAACGGCTGGCGGCGACCGAGCTTGCCCGATTGTATCGGGTCGCCCGCGTGTTGTTGTGGCTTCTGGCGGCTCAACAGTTTCTGGCTCGGTAACTTTATATTACGAATAACATGCTTGTACCGCGTCTATACGTCAACGGTTTCCCGAAGTCTGGCTTACACCTTGCTGAGTGCATGGTAAAACAGATGTTCAAACCAGTTAGAAAGAAAAACAACTGGTGGGGAACGAACGCATGGACAACGGAACGGTATGGAATGGACGGTGATTATCTCTGGGCTTCAAAGCTGGCTTCGATCAACCCGGGACAGTATATGAAAGGTCATTCAGGGTATACATCGAAACTACACGGCGCACTAGCCGACTTGAACGTGTCAATGGTGCTGATATACAGAGACTTGCGCGATGTTGTAGTCAGTCAGGCACACCATATAACAAACTCTGGCAAAACGGGATCAGACGCCGACCTGTGGCACCCAGAGCCGGAACTTTACAAAGGCGACTTCGAGCATGTAATGAAACTCATCATTGAAGGCGTTGGCAAGTATGACAGCATCTTTGAGAGATGGGACACATTCGCACCCTGGCTGGAACACGATGGAATTTTCCCGATCACGTTCAGGGAAATGCTCAGAAAGCCAGAGAGAGCCGCAAATAGGTTCTTTGATTACGCTGTAGGTGTTGCGATGGGTCAGGATGTTTATATCGACAAAGATATAAAGAAACAAATAGTAGATGACCTTGTAGGGATGCTTAAAAGCAGATCGTCAATCACCTACCGTCAAGGTAAAACAGGAACATGGAAGGATGCCTTTACTCCTGAGATTACTGAGTTATTCAAAGCGCATGATAAGAAGAACGTACTTGTCAATCTAGGCTTTGAGAAGGATGACAGATGGCACTAAGAAACTCTTACGCAACCAGAGCGAGTTTTCTGCGATGGGTAACACCGCAGAATATAGACGCGGATATTATTGACGATCAGGTGATTGACAGTATCCTGGAAGCGACAAGCCGCTATATAGATGGGCAGACGCACCGCAAATTCTATCCACGCGTTGAGACACGCTACTTTGATGTGCCTGGAACAAGGGAGCTTGAGATAGACGGCGACCTGTTGGCGGTGACCACGCTCACGAATGGAAATGATGCCACGATAGCAAGCACAGAATATAACCTGTTCCCTAGAAATGCAACCCCTTATCTCGGGCTAAAGCTGATCGCTTCGAGTTCCTATAGTTGGGCTTCTGATTCTAGTGGTAACACTGAATGGGTCATTGACGTGCTTGGCGAGTGGGGTTATCACGATGATTACGCAGACAACGGCTGGACGCTGGCCGGTACGCTTGGCGCAGCGATAAGTGACACGACAACAAAAGCCTTTACCGCAACCGCTGGACATTCCTTGGTTGCAGGGCAGATCATAAAGATAGGAAGCGAGATACAAATAATAGATTCTATTTCTTCAACAGGTACGACCATCACGCCTATTGCGCGCGGAGATAACGGAAGCACCGCTGCAACGCATGACAACGCAACAAGTATCTATATATGGAACCCGCAGCCAGAAATAGAGCAGGCGACAAAACTTATCGCTCAATCTATTTACAGGCGCTTTGGACACCCTAACCAATCAGATGAAAGCATCGTCACCGCTTCGGGTGTAGTTATCACCCCCAAAGATGTCCCGGGTCTTGCGGCAGTAATAATCAAAACTTATCAGAGGCTCACTTAATGGCCGGAGTAAAGATAGCAACCGTATTTGACAGCATCTCTAAACTGAGCGTGAATGGCGTTTCAATCAAAGATGTTGACCAGATACCAGAAGAAGTATTGAGCAGGCACTGCCCTGTTATGTTTCCGGACCCAAGCAGCCCCGTTTCAAATGTGCGCGTTGAGCCTCAGTCATTCGGCGCTGGTACGGCAGGCAAGAACAATGTGCTTTATACGCTGAATTATGTTTATATTCATGCGCCCGTTGGGAGTGATAGATATATCACAAAGAACGTGAGTGCTATGGTGGCAAAGTTCGCCCTGGTAATGAACGCTCTAATCGCTAACGATTCTGTGACAGGCGCGGTAGATATTGAGCCGAAGCTGGCCGGAGAGTTCGGGGTAGTCGAAGATGCAGTAGGCAATAAGTTCTGGGGCTTCATGCTTGCAATTGATGTCATAGAATTTTACGAGGTGTAGTTATGGCAGGTAGAACAGTATTAAAACACACAAGAGTTTATGTAGACGGATATGATATGTCTGCGTACTCAAAAGAAGTAGGTGAATTGAATTGGATATTCGCCACAGAAGAACAGGCGGCTTTGAGCGATGGGATAAAGAACGTCTTACCTGGACACGCCGCTATCAGCCCTGGCGCAATCAACGGCTTTCTGGATAACACCGCAACCGTTGGCTTGCACGCTGTATTGAGCGGCGGCACTGGAAACAGGACTGTGATGATACCGATCGGTGACAGAGCGGCCCCCGCAGAAGGCGATCCGGTCTTTGCTGGTCAATTCGAGCAGCTTGATTATAAAGCAGCCGTTGGTGGCGTTTATGTGAACGCTTCGCTCACTCTTGGTAACTGGTCAGGTCAGGCGGCTTCGCTTGGATACGATAAGCCCTGGGGAACGCTCTTGCACGAACTGAGCGCAGAGACGGCCGCTAATACAGCAAACAGCGGACTGAGCAGCGACAAAGAAACATCATCCACTAAAGGCGGCTTTCTGGTTTATCAGATTACCGCTGCCGCTGGCTCCGGTGATTATCTGGCCACGATCTCAGTAGATGACAGCGCGGACAATAGTTCCTGGTTGGCTTTAGCAAACGCCACTACCGGAGAATTGAATTGCAGCACGGTAAAGCACGGAGTAGTAGCATTAGCAAAAACGGCGACAGTACGCCGATATTTACGGTGGCAGATTTCGCTAAACACAGCGACTAGCGTCACCTTCGCTCTGGCGTTTATTCGCCCAGAATAGGAGTAATAATATGACAGCAAACACAGGAAGAACCGTAAGTAAGTTTGTACAGTTCAATGTTAGCGACAGTGGCGATACTTTACGAAGCATCCCAGTTGACTCTATCAATGACGTTGGATTGACTTACGAAGAGATGGACGTGACCGCTTTACAGGACGCGATAAAGAACGTCTTGCCCGGGCATCCGTCTTGCGTGATCAACATCACCGGCCCCGTTGACACGAGCGTGGTTGCGGCGGCTGGCACTTTGTCAGGCTCGCACACCGTTCTCAGTGGCATCGTTGGTGGATACACCCCGCTTTCGCTTGATGTCAAGATAGGCATCAGGCAGGCATGGGACGCGGAGCCGCAGTTCGGCATGAC